GAATGGTCAGAGTTCCATGAAGCATACCATCTAAAAGATGAGTGTGAACAACTCAAGGAACTTGCCGACCTAGTGTATGTATGTTATCAATTTGCTGCATCACAAGAGTGGGATCTCGATGAAGCTATGCACAGAGTACACGCTTCCAATATGTCTAAGCTTGGTGAAGATGGTAAACCTATCTACCGAGACGACGGTAAGGTTCTGAAGGGACCGAATTATGAACCACCGAAACTGAACGATCTAATTCTTACATGACCACCTCTTATATCTCACGCACTGGACGTGTACAATCGTGGCTCAACAATCCCGAGTCACGGCTTCCAGTATCTTGCACAGTCTTTGTAGTCGAAGATTCGATGGAAGGTCCAGAAGGTATTGAAGCCAGCTGGAGGTTTGCTAGCCATGCTCTACGTAACGGAGCTGGTGTTGCTATTCACCTGTCGAAACTGCGTCCCAAAGGTACAGTATCCAACAAAGGTGATGACCAACTTGTTGCAAGTGGTCCGGTGTCCTTTGGTAAAATCTTCTCGACACTAAATGAAATCCTTAGGCGGGGTGGCACCTATCGGAACGGTGCGATTGTGTTGCATCTTGATCTATCTCATCCTGATGCCCTTGACTTTATTACTGCTTCTCGATCCGAGTTACCTTGGGTCAAGAGATGCATCAACATCACCCCCGACTGGTGGGAAAGGTGTACGTTTAAGGAGGAACTCCTCCACGGAATTAAATCCGGTGACATTTGGCTTAACAAAGTAAAGTACGATGCAGACAACAAGCGAATCCGAGGAAATGTATGCCTCGAAGTATACCTGCCCTCACGAGGAACGTGCCTCTTGCAGCATATCAATCTCGGTGCCTGTGAGTTCGACGACATCCCAAAAGCTTTCAGTGAAGGTATGTCCCAATTGTGCGATCTCCATAGCAAAACAGGTGTTGGATCAACTGGCGAGTACCTCCCAGCTGCAACCGATCGACAAGTGGGACTTGGAGTACTCGGACTTGCAAACCTTTTACGGCGGTACGGAGTAACGTATGAGCAGTTCGGTGTTGCTTTGGAGCAATACCATGCAGGAGAAGTGGTACGCACACCAGCCTATGAGCTGGTCGTACAATTTGGCTTGGGTATTGACCTTGCAGCCAGCATTGCTAGCGCTAACAATATGGTACGCGCCTTTGCTATTGCACCCACTGCCTCCTGCAGTTATCGAAGCAAGGATCTGGATGGTTATACGTGCACACCAGAAATCGCACCTCCTATCAGCCGCACGGTAGACCGTGACAGCGATACGTTTGGTGTACAAACATATGATTACGGCGATGTAGAGATCGCTAGTGAAGTCGGTTGGGACAATTACAAGCGTGTTGCTGATGGCATCATGCGGTTGTTCAATCGTACGGGACTTCTTCACGGGTATAGCTTCAACAGTTGGAGTGATGTCGTCACATATGACGAAGCCTTTATCGAAGAGTGGTTGGAATCTCCGCAAACCTCCCTTTACTACAGTTTGCAAGTTATGGGTAACACTCAAGATAAGTCTGATGTCTATGCAGCACTTCAAGATGATGCCGATGACCTTCTTGCAGACATACTAAATAAAGAACTCGAATGTGACTGTCAAGAATGAACCCTTATCAAAAACTAATGGCGCGTAAGCGCAAGTGGACACCAGTACAAACTACAGCTGGTGTTTGCAAAGAGGGTGCGGAAGAAACCATCTTCCGTGCTCTCGCACTCCGACATATGGAGTTACCTGTAGGAGATTTTATCACCGATGCTCTTGAAAAAAACGTCCCTGTTTCGGCTAGGACATTGCTCGAGTCAAACGTCCGAGATGAAGAAAACCACGACGTCGCTTTGGGTTACATTGCCAACGCTTATGGCACTGATGCCAAAGCAGAAAGGGAAGCTATGGCGCTGCAGAAAGCGTGGATTGAGCATCCTGATCACACGATTACCAAGGCAATGGTTGCCGAGCGTGCGATTTTCTTTGTTCTACTACCCTTCTTTCGTTTTTGCGGTGACGCTGGTATGCGTACGGTTTCCGCAGACATCTCAAGAGATGAACAAATACATGTGGCATGTAACTCGCTCGTATGCAAAGAGTTGGGGCTTGAGATCTCGCCGTCCTTGGATAAACTGAGGAAGGCTACAATTAACTGGGTCATGCAACCGCTCAAGGTTGGTGCATCAGATAAATATTTGGACAAAAAATTTTGGGTCGATTCTAGTGATCGCCTAATGTATGAGGGCAAAGCGCCCGAACTGTCTGCCACCCGTGCAGCTCGTATGCCTGCTTTTTTTGAACATGCAAATACAAACCTCCCACAGTACGCTTAACATTGGCTTAACTGTGGATGCTCTGGTCAACGAACTAGAGGATAGATTTCGGCTGACCAATCCCAGTCCAGATACAAGTATCCAAACGATCATGTATCAAGCAGGTCAGCGCAGTGTTGTGGACTGGATTAACTCACGTATTACCAACGAGGAAATTTAGAATGAGCGCAGGAGGAGGAGGCAACGCCGCCCGTCGTCGTGAAGAACGGGCACGCCGTGAAGCTGAAGAACGCGCACGGCAGGATGCTGAGCGTGCACGTAGAGATGCAATGCGTCAAGAACAGGCTAACCAAGCACGTCTTGCACGGATTCAATCGCAAAACGAAGCACGAGCACGTGCCATGGAACAAACTATGGCAGCAAATGTTTCAAACATGCAACGTACACCCACTACTATTAAACGTAAGAGCCGCACGAAACGCGGTGAAGCAACACGCGGTCTTGATAAACTGCGTATTGCAATGTCCGAACAAGGTACTTCAACTAACTTAGGCTAATGCAAGCACGTAGCAGGTATGATCATCTAACCAGCTACCGTAATCATTTTCTTGACATTGCTGTTGAGTGCTCTGAACTGACCCTACCGTATCTTATCCAACGTGATGAGCTGCGACCTTCACACAAGAATCTACGCCAACCTTGGCAAAGCGTGGGTAGCAAAGCGGTAGTGACCCTAGCATCTAAACTGATGTTGGCGTTGCTGCCGCCGCAGACTGCCTTCTTCAAACTTCAGATGGATGACTCTAAGATAGGCACAGAACTGCCTGCAGAGGTCCGTTCTGAGCTTGACCTTAGCTTTGCAAAGATGGAACGTATGGTCATGGAGTCGATTGCCGCATCTGGTGATCGTGTTGCTGTGCACCAAGCTATCAAGCATCTTGTGGTCGGTGGTAATGCTCTGTTGTATATGGGTAAGGAGGGGATCAAGCACTACCCACTCAACCGATATGTTGTAGAACGTGATGGTAACGGTAACGTAATTGAGATCGTAACCAAAGAATTAATTAACAAACAGCTCCTACCTCAGGAGTTCCAAGAACTCAAAGCTAAAGAATCAGTTAGCATGGGTTCCAATACTAATGACGTTGAGATCTATACTCACGTCAAGCTAGACAACAATCGTTGGGTCTGGCACCAAGAAGCTTTTGATAAAGTCATCCCGAACACCGATGGTAAGTCTCCTAAGGATGCTAACCCTTGGTTGGTTCTCCGGTTCAACTCAGTTGACGGTGAGAACTACGGGCGTGGACGTGTCGAAGAGTTCCTTGGTGATTTCAAATCACTCAACGCACTGTCACAAGCTATGGTAGAAGGCTCTGCAAGCGCTGCTAAGGTGGTGTTTGTTGTCAGCCCTAGCTCCATGACTAAGCCTCAAACAATCGCTCAGGCTGGCAACGGAGCTATCGTTCAAGGTCGCCCTGAAGACATCGGTGTTATCCAAGTGGGTAAGACTGCTGACTTTAGTACTGCCTTGAGCATGATGCAGACTCTTGAACGACGTCTGCTCGAAGCATTCTTGGTACTGAACGTGCGTCAATCTGAACGCACCACAGCTGAGGAGGTACGCCTTACACAGCTGGAACTTGAGCAACAACTTGGCGGACTGTTTAGTTTGCTGACCGTGGAGTTCCTGGTACCCTATCTCAACCGTAAACTTTTGGTGCTGTCCCGTGCTGGTCAGTTGCCTAAGTATCCTAAGGATCTAGTCAAGCCAACTATTGTGGCTGGTATCAACGCCTTGGGTCGTGGTCAAGATCGTGAATCGTTGACTGCGTTTATCACAACCATTGCACAGACTCTTGGACCTGAAGCTATGATGAAGTTCATCAATGCTGATGAAGCTATCAAGCGTCTGGCTGCTGCACAAGGTATTGATGTTCTCAACCTTGTCAAGAGTATGGAGGACCAACAAGCTGAAGCCCAAGCTCAACAACAACAAGAGCAAGAGATGGCGCAGATGCAGATGGCACCTCAACTACTCAAGTCTCCTATGATGGATCCGACTAAAAACCCTAACGCTGAAGCTATGTTGGCGGAGGCAATCTCACCCGAACAATAATCTATGGCTGAACTACTCACCTACGATCCTAGCAACGATCCACAAGCAATTAAAATTGCTGAAGAACGAGACGCTGAGACCCTTGCCGTCGGTCAGGCAATGGAAGATGCACAAGATAATTTACTCGCGGGTAAATACAAGAATGCACAGGATCTAGAAAAAGCTTACATTGAGCTGCAACAAAAACTCGGATCAAATGATCAGCAAGCCGAACCCCAGCAAGAGGATACGCCTGAACCAGATCAGGAATCCAATCCAACCTTTGAACTATTTGATAGCATCGATGATGAGCTGTCAGGCGGTGGTGAACTCAGCGCAGAGTCGCTGGAAAAACTTTCTGCTATGGATAGTAAGGATCTGGTCAATGCGTATCTTGAATATCAAGGCACTATCGAAGATGTAGCTGCTCCTGAAGGACGTGAGCTATCTGACAATGAAGTGTCCGAGATCTACAATAGTGTAGGCGGCGAGAAGCAGTACCAACAGATGACTGCATGGGCTGCTGATAACCTTGACGCTGACACTGTTCAGGCGTTCGACAACGTTATCGAATCAGGTAACGTGTCTACAATTAACCTTGCTTTGCGTGGACTGCAAGCACAATACAACGATAGTGTAGGATACGAAAACAACATGATTCAAGGCAAACCTGCCCAAGCTGTCAACGGTTATCGTAGCCAAGCTGAGGTTGTACGTGACATGAATGACCCACGTTACGACCGTGACCCTGCCTTCAGGCAAGAGGTCATGGAGAAACTTGCTAACTCACCCGGTCTTAACTTCTGATGTCTACTGTTATTGAGGATGGTGGACGCACCAATATCTACGCTAAAGAACCACCTATGTACATCGACGAAAACTCTCTCCCCCACAACGAAAAAGCCGAGCGTCTCAATGGCAGGCTTGCCATGCTCGGCGTCATCGCTGCGATTGGTTCGTATGCTGTGACTGGTCAACTTATCCCCGGAGTCTGGTAATGCCTTACGGTCCCGGTACCTACGGCAAGCCCGTAAAAAAAGGTACCAAGAAAGGTGGCAAAAAAAAGTAAACGCAAGAATGTCAGTCTCAGGATTGGCAAACACAAATCGCGTACCGGTGGCTTGACAGCTGCCGGTCGGCGTAAATATAATAGAGCAACAGGATCAAACCTCAAGGCACCTCAGCCTGGTGGTGGTCCTCGCAAGCGGTCCTTCTGTGCTAGAATGAAAGGCGTCAAAGGTCCGATGCGTAAGAACGGCAAGCCAACCCGGAAAGCCTTGGCACTACGTAAATGGAAATGTTAAATGGCTAAACAAAAACCTGGTTTGTATGCAAACATCCATGCCAAGCGCAAGCGTATCGCTGCCGGGTCTGGTGAAAAGATGAGGAAGCCTGGGTCTAAAGGAGCACCCACGGCTGCTAACTTCAAACGCTCCGCTAAAACTGCTAAAAAATCTTAACTCTAATCTAATGAAATTTCTCGCTATCCTCCCCGCAACCCTCCTCGCCGCTGCTCCCGCACTGGCAGGTCCGTATGTGAACGTCGAAACTTCTTCCAAGTTTGCCGGCACTGACTATTCTAAAACTTCTACTGACTTCTTTGTTGGTTATGAAGGTGACGTGGGCGCCCTCGGTTATTTCATCGAAGGTGGTCCTAGTGTGACTACTCCCGACAACGGTGTGTCTGATACTGTGCCTGCTGGTAAAGCCGGCTTCAGTGTCAAAGCAAACAAGCACCTCAAAGTTTACGGTGAACTCTCCGCTAGCTTCAATGATGGCACCAATGATTATGGTACCAAAGCTGGTGTAAAGTATAGCTTCTGATAATATTTCAAGCCCTCCACTGGATGTGAGCCTTGGGAGGGCTCATTAAAGTGCTCAAATACATACCCTGTCTAACAACTCTTTGCACTTTTAATGACCGCTGTACTTTCTCAACAACGGAGGTCTGCCTGGGAAGAATTTTGTTCTTGGGTAACCTCTACTAATAACCGACTTTACGTTGGATGGTTCGGGACTCTGATGATCCCAACCCTACTGACCGCAACCGTCTGCTTTTTGGTTGCATTCATCGCTGCTCCCCCTGTGGACATCGATGGCATTCGTGAACCCGTTGCCGGATCTCTACTCTATGGAAACAACATCATCTCAGGAGCAGTCGTTCCCTCAAGTAACGCAATCGGGCTACATCTTTACCCAATCTGGGAAGCCGCATCACTTGATGAATGGCTCTACAATGGAGGACCATACCAACTCGTCGTCTTCCATTTTCTCATTGGCGTCTTCGCTTACATGGGACGTGAATGGGAACTTAGTTATCGACTAGGAATGAGGCCTTGGATCTTTGTCGCATATTCTGCACCAGTCGCTGCCGCAACAGCTGTATTCCTTGTCTACCCTTTCGGACAAGGCAGTTTTTCTGATGGAATGCCGTTGGGAATCTCGGGTACCTTCAACTACATGTTTGTTTTCCAAGCTGAGCACAATATTCTTATGCACCCTTTCCATATGCTTGGGGTCGCTGGCGTTTTTGGCGGTAGTTTGTTTTCAGCTATGCATGGTTCCCTTGTTACTAGTAGCTTGGTGCGTGAAACGACTGAAGATGTTAGCCAGAACTATGGGTATAAGTTCGGGCAAGAGGAGGAGACGTATAACATCGTCGCTGCTCATGGTTACTTTGGGCGTCTCATCTTTCAATACGCTAGCTTTAATAATTCTCGCAGTCTCCACTTCTTCCTGGCTGCCTGGCCTGTGCTTGGCATCTGGTTTACTAGCCTTGGTGTGTCTACTATGGCGTTTAACCTGAACGGGTTTAACTTCAACCAGTCAATCATCGACTCACAAGGTCGTGTGATTAACACCTGGGCTGACATCCTGAACCGTGCTGGTTTGGGTATGGAAGTAATGCATGAGCGTAATGCTCACAACTTCCCACTGGACTTGGCTGCTGCTGAGTCCGCACCGGTTGCACTGACTGCACCCGCAATCGGTTAATTATTCGTACGTTCATCCTGTGTTATGGAACTACAAGTTAATGACCTATGGATACGTTTAGTACATCGTGCTGTTGCACGCTATCTTGAGACTTGGCCTGGGGGTGATCCTCAGGAACAAGAGGTCTACAGACTACTTAAAACTGATCTCGATAGGCTTTTACTTGAAGTCACCTACAACACTTAGGACGCATCCTACCTAACCATGGAACGGGGGTTAGGTCTACCTAAGTACGAACTATGTCTATCAATCTCATTCGTTTCATCAAAAACAACCAACGCCGCGCCCTGCGTTATCATGTAGATACGCTCCGTTATCGTGGTGTTGCATACCGCAATCCTCACTATGCCCAGTAGAAGCCGCCAACAAAGTACAGGTTTGGGTAAAGCTACACCTGTACCTTACTCACCTGTTAATGGTGAGGTAGTGTTTAAACGTTGCGGACATTGTGGTGATAAAAAACCCGAATGTCGTAAACAAAAGAAGTGTCTTAAAGACCTTCTGTAAACAGCTTGGGAGGCACCTCAGAGTCGGACCTCCCTTGCATTGGTTGGAGCCGGTACGCCGATACCTCTAACCGTCTAGACGGTGGGATAGACCACAACATTTTCAACAAAAAATTTCCAAACGTTTGGGAGCAAGTCTACTTTAATCTTACTCCTGTATAATGGCACAACAACTAGTATATAGCAATGATGCTAACGCTGATCTTAAGGCGCAACTAACGCGCCCTGGTCAAGCTAACTCTACGGGCGATGCCCGTGCTCTGTATCTCAAGCTTTTTAGCGGTGAGATGTTTAAAGGTTTCGAGTATAATGCAATCGCTCGTGACCTTGTGATGAAGCGTACTCTTACCAACGGTAAGTCTATGCAGTTCATCTACACCGGTCGGACCAAGGCTGAGTATCACACCCCTGGTCACGCCATCCTGGGTAACAGCGATGGTGCACCTCCGGTGGCTGAGAAGACCGTCACCGTTGACGACCTGCTGATCTCCAGCGCATTCGTCTACGACCTCGACGAGACTCTTGCTCACTACGACCTGCGGTCTGAGATCTCTCGTAAGATCGGCTATGCTCTCGCTGAGAAGTATGACCGTCTGATCTTCCGTGCTCTGACCCGTGGTGCTCGTGCTGCATCTCCTATCACTAAGTCCAACTTCGTTGAACCCGGTGGTACCCAGGTGCGCGTCGGTACTACTACCAACGGTTCTGATGCTTACTCCGCTACTGCACTGGTTAACGCATTCTATGATGCTGCTGCTGCAATGGATGAGAAGGGTGTCAGCTCTGAAGGTCGCGTGGGTGTCCTGAACCCCCGCCAGTACTATGCACTGATCCAACAGGTTGGTGATAACGGTCTGATTAACCGTGACGAGCAGGGTTCTGCACGTCAAAAGGGTCAAGGTATCGTCGAAATCGCCGGTATCAAGATCTTCAAGTCCATGAACATTCCGTTCTTCAGCCAGTACGGTACCAAGTTTGGTACTGGTTCTGCCACTAACCCCGGTACTACCGATCCTGGTAACACCGGTTCGTTCGTGTCCCCTGCTGTTGAAGATGCCGCTGCTGATGTCACCGGTATCAACAACGAGTACGGTGAAGAAACTGAATTTGCTAACAGCTGCGGTCTGATCTTCCAGAAGGAAGGCGCCGCTTGCGTGGAAGCTATCGGTCCTCAAGTCCAAGTTACCAGTGGTGACGTCTCCGTGATCTATCAGGGCGACGTGATTCTGGGTCGTCTCGCCATGGGCGCTGACTACCTGAACCCCGCTGCTTGCGTGGAACTGTTTGCCGGTACCGCTACCAAGCCTGCTGCATTCTGATCTATTTGGGGGTGTCTTCGGACGCCCCTTTTTTTTATCTATTACTACTATGCCTGTCACTCATGCTGCGTCCACCGAACTGGATGCTGTAAATCAAATCCTAAGCTCCGTGGGACAGGCTCCTGTCACCACGCTTGATCTTCAAAACCCTGAAGTTGCTATCATTCTTACGACACTACGTGAGGTCAATAAGCAAGTGCAATCAGAAGGGTGGTTGTTTAATCAAGAACGACATTACGTGTTGAAACCTGATTCTGCAAGTGAAGAAATCTTGTATCCTACTAATGCTTTACAGATTGACACTAATGTCGAACAACACCGTGCTGACTATGATGTAGTACGACGTGGAAACAAACTCTACGACCGACATCATCATACATATAAATTTAAGAACGACATTCTAGTTGACATAACTTGGTTCTTTGAATTTGGTGATGTACCACCTCCTATCCAAAACTATATTACAGCCCGAGCTGCCCGTATGGCAGCTGTTAAAATTGTCGGAGAACAACAATTAGCAGGGCTACTGCAAGATCAAGAATTAATGACCCGTGCCGCTGCAGTTGAATACGATTGCAACCAAGCTGAATACTCTATCTTTGGCTGGCGTGACGGTGAAAACTATTACAATAACTATCAACCGTATAACGCACTTGCACGATGAGTACAATTTCCCAAAGGATTCCAAACTTGCTATTGGGTGTATCCCAACAACCAGATAAACTAAAGTTTCCTGGGCAAGTTGTGGAGGCATCCAACGTTTTTCCTGACTATGCACTAGGTTTGCTAAAGCGACCTGGTGGTAAATTTGAAGCAGAACTGTACAATGCAACAGCCCGAGGACGTTGGTTTCCAATCCTTCGGGATGACACTGAAAAATATGTTTGTCAATATGACACAACTGATGGTATCTTTCGTATCTGGGGGTTGCTAGATGGCCACCCTCGTGCCGTGGATATGGGTACTCTTGCTGCTACCGGACAGCCTAACGCTTGTAACGTTACTAATCTTAAGTCAGATTTAGATACGTACAACACTGCTCGTGATACTACAGCAACTGAGCTGAGTGATTTACACGCAGCACAAGCTACCCGTACCGAAACTAATGACGGTCAAAACTCTACAAAAGAAAGTCTGTTCCAAGTAGATGTTACCTATAAAAATGGTTACTACGAGGAGATGCTAAAATCAGGTGTCTTGGAACGTATCGATGATGGTCAGCGTATTGTCAAGGATAACACTTTGACCAACACCACTGTAGCTGTTGTAGCTAAAGGTGGTGCAATGCCTAATAATTATGCGTTAGGTAATGACCGTACTGTAGATCATCCTTGGTTAAAACGTGATGGTTATCGTGTATATGAAGTAGAAAAAACTATTGCTGCTACACATACATCTGGTCAGCTGACTACAGCTAACACTAATATGGGTACAGCTCAGACTGCGTACGATAACGCAGTTACTGATGAAGCTACACAGAAAGGTGACTACGATAGTGAGGTCACAACCTGTGCTATTGGTTCTAGTAGTATTCCTAGCACTGCGTATCTAAAAGATGCTACGGCTGACGACATTGAAATCCTTACAATCAACGACTATACGTTTGTCTTAAATAAAAATAAGACGACAGCGATGAAGACTACAACGTCTCCAGCTCAAGCTAACGAAGCGTTTGTTGTCATCAAACAGATTGCGTATAACGCTGATTATAAAGTCACCATAGATACCCATGAAAACACACATTCTACCCCAGACTCCGTATCAGGTGCTACGCTAGACTCTGGCAGTATTGCTACTGCACTGGCTACTGCTATTAACGCTGATACTGATTTATCATATATTACAGCTACAGCTATCGGTTCTGGTATTTATATTTCCAGTACGCAAGCTTTTAGTATCAACACTGCGGGTTCATCGTCTGATGAAGGTATCTATGCTTTCCAAGATAAAATTAACATCGCATCACGTCTACCTAACCAGTGTGAAAACGGCTACATTGTACGTGTAACTAACACAGATGTTGTTGCTGTAGATGATGTATACGTTGAGTTTCAAACAACCAACAGTGCTGCACGTGGTCCTGGTGTGTGGGAAGAAACTATTGGACCTGGGCTTAAGTTTGAGATTGATGAGACTACCATGCCTCACCAACTTGTACGGCAAGCTAACGGTATCTTTAAATATGAACCGGTTAACTGGACAGACCGTTTAGTTGGCGATAACGACACTAACCCAATCCCTAGCTTTATCGGTAAAAAGATCAACAACCTATTCTTTTTCCGTAACCGTCTAGGTATGCTGTCTAATGAAGCTGTGATCATGAGCCGTGCTGGTGATTACTTTAACTTTTTTGCTAACAGCTCACAGGCTATAGCTGCAGACGATCCTATTGACATTCAAGCTACATCTATCCGTCCTGTTACGCTTAACTATACACTGGCTACTAGTGTAGGTTTGCTGGTGTTTGGTCCGAACGAACAGTTCTTACTGTCTACAGATGCTGACGTTATGAGTCCAAGCACTGCTAAAATCAATACTACCAGTGCGTTTGAATGTGATGATAAGATTGATGCGGTATCCGTGGGTACAGCACAAGCATTCATTAGTAAATCTAATCTATACAGCAAGTTGTTTATGATGCTTAATGTGCAGCGAGATTCTGCAGCATCTATTGACGAAGCTACTGCTAACGTACCTGAATACGTACCTAGTGATATTGACACAATGGTATCATCACCTGCTATGTCTATTACATCTTTAGGTAAATCAGGATCTAATACTATTTATCAACACCGATTCTTTGTGCAAGGTGAGAACCGTGTGCAGAGTTGGTATAAATGGAAGCTAACTGGAGATCTGCGTTTGCAGTTCTTTGATAAGAGTACGTTCTATGCTGTAACCAGTTCTGGTACTAATGTATACCTGACATCATATGACTTAACACAAGCTAGTGAATCTGGGTTCTTGACCCTACCTACTGGTGAAAAGACTGATGTGTGTCTTGATATGTTCAACATTAATCCGTATAGAACTTACAACGATACTACAAAGAAGACTACAGTTAACCTACCGTTTGATCACATCGCTGGTAAAAAACTAGCTGTAGTTGTTATTGGTACTTACATCGGTGATACTGATGCTGCCAGTAGTGAGGCTGAGGGTACAGTATCTTACTTTGAAGATGCTAATATCACAAACGACACGGTAGAGCTAAATGGTGACTTCCGTGGACGTGACTTAATTATTGGGTACGTGTATGATATGGATGTCCAACTACCTGTGTTCTATACGACACAGCGAGAAGGGCAGAGTGCTGTTGCTGATGTAACTGCTAGCCTTATCTTGCACCGTATCAAAGTATCTACAGGTCTTAGCGGTCCTATTAAATACAAGGTTGCTATTACAGGTAAAGATACTTGGAATGAAGTCATTAACGTTACTATGCCTTATAAGTATGTGCTAAATAACGTTAACCTATCAGCGTCAGCTACACATGATGTTCCTATCTATCAACGGAACGAAAACCTAAAAATTAACATTATTGGAGACACTCCTTTCCCTATCAGTCTACTTAACATAGTCTGGGAAGGTAACTACAACCGTCGATTCTACTCCCGCCAATGACCTACAGACCACGCCGCAGACGTCTCACATCTACCATCCGGGTAGGTAAACACATATGTAAAGTGTTTATTGATCCCTGGCAATGGGTGACAGATGGTACTGTAGTGTGGAAAGTAGGTTTTGCTGTAGGCAGATCTCGACGACAGGTTAACGACTGGTATTACCAAAAACGAAATCGACGCAGCCGTTCTTTGATTAAACGCATGACTGGCACTGAGGGCTTTGCAACTATCCCACGTGGATTCTACGAAGTCCTCCGATTACGTTGGCTAATACCAGCAGGAGATACGATCTTTATAGATTGTACAAGTGCTAACCCAGACAAACAATACAAAACGTTTTCTAGGTGGCGACGATGGCATCCTGACTGGTATGTCAACTCAGATCTAAAAGAATTTTATTGGACTAAACCATTATGGCAAT